TTAGTTACACTATCTTGAGGGTTGTTGGCCGCATCTGGTGCATTTTGCAAAGTATTAAGTGGGGCTGCCTGATTCTCTGCTTGCATGACTGAATCAATTTCTTCATCTGTCCAGTCCATAAGCTCAAGTTCCTTCCTTTTTGCAAGATTAATCGCAGTAGGGTTAGTTGCATACGAGTTCTTTACATACTGAATCTTTTTTAGGTCGAAATCTGATGCTGTATCCCTCTCTGCTTGTATTTCAACCTTGACTGCGTATCCTTTAGGAATAATCCAGTCTGTTGGGTGTGCTTCTTTCTCGTAATATGAACCGTCTCCGCCTTTCTTATATAGAGTGATTGAAGATGTTACGTTTGCCCTAAACATATCATAGAACAATTCCCCCAATTCCTTCCACGCTCGTCTATAGTTCTTAGAAACAACTTGGTTTCGTCCTGTTGACTGCTTAAAAGACAACTGAACTTCGCCAAGAGTAGAGTTCCCCTTTTGTTGTTCTCCTCTTTCTAGCGGTGTCTGAGCAACAGATGACTGGATAAGGTCCTTCAGCCAAGAAATTGTTGGCATTGTGTCAGATAAAGGTTGAATGTCTATCTGTTTTACGATGTCTGAAGGGTTTCCAGGAACACCATACATTCCGAACGGCTTTGCATCGAAAGTTCTCGGCTGGAAAGTACCATTCATTGTATTGAAGAAGTACATTCCGAAGTTTCTATATGTACGGTTCTCAATATCCTGAGAAATATACATATTTGTAACCTTGTTGAATGTTCTAACACTGTCCGCAATTCCATCAGACCAAATATCATTAAGGTCTGGGTCTGAAGCCCATGAAACAATAGGAAGTCTTGTAATCCCGATAGCTTCTTTGAGTGACTTATTCGCAAGGACAACAGAATCTGTTGCAAAGGTAATTATATGTCGCTCAAAAGCGTTTCCATTCCATACAAGTTTATATGATTCATTAAGTTCAACAAGAACATCGTGTGCTCGATAGTCATCAAAGTTTGATACACCAAGATTCTCTAGTCGCTCTTTACGCATCTGATAAGACTGTAGGTCTGTTGCCGCCTGAATAATTCCTTCTTTTGAGTCAAGGAACATTTTTAACTTGTTCTTCCCCTCTTGAGAATACTCATTGCTGGCAAGAATTTGCTTCAGCGAACGGAAGATATGAGTGTGGATTACATACCCAGCAGTATTCAAATCAAGTGGATTACATCGTGGGTCAATCTCAACATCATAAGGGTCGATAATGTCAATAAATACCTCCCTCTTGGAGATACCAATCTTTTTAAACGAACGACCCTGTAGCCCTACAATCTTCTTGTCGAGGTTATCAAGAATATCCAACTTGAGTTTATCATAGTAGAAATTATAAATCTCATTAAAGACAAGTTCAGAAGTCTTTGCAGCATTTCCCTTTTCTCGTGCTTCGAATGTTAACTTTGGAGCTTCATCAATTTTAGAAATCCAAGTCTGAATAGTCTCTCTAATGATAGGGATATTAACTGGTTGACGCTGGGTGAGGCGGTTCGTTGCAACCTTATCTCGGTAGAGTGCATAGTTCTCATTCCACTGTGCAAAACGTCTTTCCTTAAATTTAACAGAGTCTGCCTTTTCTTTAATGTGCTCTGCTATTAATATTTCATTATCCATTATGATTGTTTATTGGCTTATTAGATAGTATTATGTTGTAATAATAGCACACTTATCATTATAAGTCAATAGATTGTCAAACTAAAATCCCATATCGGGGTAGAAAGGTTCTACGCCTTGTGTTTGGTAACTTCTAGTATTCGCATTAAGGCGTATAGGATTTTGCGGAATTTGCCACACAGCCAGAGCCAAAGACATGATTCTATCGTCATGTTTACCATCGGGCACCTTAATAATAGTAGAACCAGTAGGAGAAAGCTCATAAGACATAGACTTTAGTTCATTTATGAGAACCTCATCGTCGGGTATCTTAATTCTATCCTGCTCTAGAAGGATTTGTAGGTTCTTTAAAAGGTCGGTTCTTGTTGTTTTTGAGAACCTAAACGGCTCAATATTCAGTCCTCGCGCCTGTAAATCATCAAAAACAGGCTCTCCAACACCCGTAGAGTCTATCACAATCCTGCCCTTGTTATGTCGGAAGTATGAGTTCTCAATTCTAGCCTTCTGGAGATTATAATCCATCTGGTTGAAAGAGTCCTGCTTTAAAAGGTGAAAATCATTAAGGTTGAACGGCGAAATTACGGTGTAGTCATTGTACTTAGCTAAGTCCACGCCGAGTTGGTACATAGCTTGGTCTTTCGGCGCGTACTCCTCTGTTTTATAGGTATTCTCGTCTACTCTGCGGAAGAACCCAATCCCTGAGTCCAAAAATATGCAAAAATATTCCTGATTGAATACATCTTGTGGCATCTCTCTCCTAGCATCTTCCAGGTCTTCCTTGGGGAGAGCCTTAGTATCCTCAACAGTAAGTGTCTCAACAAACCATTTGGGGTCATCTTTAATAGCGTTCATTAGGTCCCATGCGTGGTTTGTCCCTCTAGGGGTCATGATAAACACAGCCCAACCACCGTTCTCTCTAAGAATAGGGGAGATAAAGTCCCACACCTCCTTCTTCATAAGGGAATACTCAGAAAAGACAACTCCAATAGGGTTTGTACCCACGATACGGTCAATATTGTCAGCCCCGATAAGCTGCAGGATAGAACCGTTAATAAATTCAATAGTCATCTCTGACTGATTTATATTCTTTACTATTTCCTTAGGGAAGTGGTCAAGAAATCTCATTCCACTTTTGTCAGCCCCCAACCACACGACCTTACGGGCCTGGGAATATGTAGGGAGCGCGTAATAAAAAATACCAGTTCTTTCCATAACCCTTTTTGCTAAGTTAGCAACAACGGTTTTATCTTTCCCACTTCTTCGGTGCCACACAAGGAACATTCTCTTTGTTCCAGAATCCCACGCCCTTAAAAAGGGGAGCTGGTACTTTCTCGGCGTGTACAGGTGGGGTAGGTTTATTTCCATTGTGTTTTTTCAAATTCTCTTAGTTTAATAATATTGCAATTTGCGCACAGGATTGCATATCCTTCGGGATAGTTATTCCTTCTCACCCAGCGATAAAAAGTAGTTCCTGCAAATAATCTATTCCCAAATAACTCACGTCTTTCTTCTGCGCCGTTATTTTCTATGTGGTCTACCTGCAGAGCACGTAAATCATTGAAGCTACAGTTGGCGCAGCATAATTTGCCGTTAGAGTAATGATTTAAAATATCAAGCTTTAGCTTCTCTCTTTCTTTTCTTCCTGCTTTTCTTGTAAAATCTTTATTTTTTTCTCTCCAAGTTTTACCAAGATTAGATATTTTTTCTTTGTTATTTTCTCTATATTTTTTAGAATATTCTTTCTTGTATTCCTCGGTCCATTTTGGATTTTCTTTCTTTCTACTTTCTCCAAACCAAACCTTTTTACAGTCAAGCGAACAACACGTTTTTTGTCTGCCTGTTAGTAGTATTTCACAGCCATCCCTTTCGCATATTTTATTACTCATATTTATATCTTACCATACGGAAGTGAGGTTGTCAAGTATAATAGGCTATTATTTATCTGGTGCTTCTAAGATAGCATTAATAACTTCCCCCTCCACTTCTAACGGGTCTGCATAAGAGATGGATTTGATAGTAATCTCTTGGTTTACGTTCTTATCCTCTACAACCTTGGTACTATAACCTTCATCCTTACCCAGTGTCTGTACAATTAACTTAGATACATCTGTAACAATCTTTAACTTGTCAATGTTAATCTCTTCTACCTCCGCCCCATCCTCCATAAGCTTAATAGTAGAATATTCCATATCTAATACACGACTTAGGTTTCTTTCTGCCTTGGAAAACATCTTTCTCCTAGATAGCTTTTCCTTACGCTCCTTGAACCACTTCATAGTAGTTATCTGTAGAGCCGTATTTGGGGCATATCCAGCCTCTAAAGCCGCAGAATTGGCGGAGGGGTGCCCCTTTTGAATACTCTTCATATAAAGGTCCCAGCATACATCCTGTCTGGGGTCTGTTCCATAAGGCCCAGCTCCATTAGGGTTCCGCTTGTAAGTTCCCAACCCTGGTCTTGGAACAAGCTCCCCAACTTCATTGAAGATGTAGTCCTCATCCTTTCTCTCTATAATAATAGGAGTATTGGTATTAGGGGAGTCAAACGGGACAACTCTACGTTTTCCTCTTGGTCCAGCCATTTTATTTAGATTTTACCTTCTTAACTGCTTTCTTATCCCCCGCCTTTAGCTTAACGGCCTGGTTAATCATTGAGATTACATGCTTCCTAAAAGAAGGGATTGAGTCTAGGGCGAATACAAAGTTAATAGTCTCCTCTTTCTTATCCTTCTTTACTTTTAGGCCGCAGAATACGCCCTTCATAGGTTTTCCCGTGGCAGAGTCTTTAATCGCCTGGACAACGATAGTAAGTTTGCCAACTTCATATCCTTCAATAACACCCTCCTCTTTAATTGTTTTCTTTGTTGTCATGAATATAATAATACCATATACTCAAGAATAAGTCAATCCTATCACAATGTATTACATTATTATTCAAAAATACCTCGTAGCTATTTCTAACCACGATAATGTATCACAATTATTATTGAAAATGCTTTGTAGCTATATCTTACCCCTTCGGGCTTCTTCATACTTTCCCCAATCTCCCCCCCGTCTTGACATAGCCGTTATTGTATGTTCTAATCACAACATATATGTATCACTACGTCAACTTGACCATA